TACTGTAATGCCTAGTCCGCAAGGCATGGGACTTATTCAAAGTTTGTTTACTGCCGATGCAGATGCCGGCGTACACTTGCATAAAGAACATGTCATCATGCATGCCCCTAGTATTGATGCCATGCAAAAACATTATATCAAAACTACCACTGGCATTGAGCCTGTCACTCGAGGTAGTATCATTACCTAATGGCCTATAGTCTCAGTCCAGCAACATTGACGGCCACGACTGAAAACACTCAGTTGAATCAATCTGTAAGTGTCACTAAGACCGCTTTTGACCCAGATGTTACCAGCGTTGTAGTTACCAAAGGTGCAAATACATTAGGTAATATTAATGTTGCTGTATCCACTAGTTCTTTTACCATCACTGGACAATATTACGACAATTGGGATAAAAGTATTGTGTACGAAGAATTTGTGCAAACCGGAAACACTTGGGCTAATACTTTTGTAACTGTATCCAGATGGGCGAACGTTAGTGCCAATTTAAATTTCGTTGGTAATTATGTAGCCGCTACATCACCAAGTAGTAAAACGGCAACATACTCTGTTTTAGTAAACGGGATCACTAGTTTGTCACTGACCCAGGCTATAAATAATAATTATACTCCAGGAGCTTTGACTCTAGTAGAATATGTCGCAAAAGGAAAAGTCTAATGCCACCAGTAACTAGAACCAATCTTGATGCCAGCACCGGACATGGAGGTTATGTTCCAAGACCTAACACACCAAACGGAAGTACAGATACTTTTGTTAACGGACAAGGTACTGTCAGAGTCTCTGACGCATGGCCCAATCATACCGACCCTGGACCACCAGACACACACGGCGCAAGTCAAAGTGCTGGATCGTCGACCGTGTTTGTCAACGGTTTGGCCTTGGCAAGAATTGGTGATGCAATTACTTGTGGAGATTTTTGTGCCGCCGGAAGTCCAGACGTAATTTGCGGGTGATCCGCAATTAACTATCCATATAACTTGTAAAAAACCAGAAAAAATGCTATAATGTACCTATATTATGGGGTTATAGCAGTTGTTTTCTCAAAAATAACACAGTTATATAAAACTACAACCTGAATAAGGAGGAAGTAATATGAAACAACATTTACCAGGAATGGTTAAATTTGTGACGATTGTTTTTGGAATGTGGTTGGCAACACTTGCCTTGACCACAGTCACTAAAAATAAATTTCAAGCTCTCGAAGCAGAGAAAGTCGAGATGCAGAAAGTACGACCAGTATCATCAAACGACCGCGAGCGTCAGTTGCGTTGCCTTACACAAAACATTTATTGGGAAGCTGCTAGCGAACCATTTGAAGGCAAAGTTGCTGTAGCCCAAGTTACACTTAATCGTGTGGCCAGTGGACAATTCCCCGGAGACGTATGCGGGGTAGTTTATCAAAAAAATATTGTCTACTCAAAAGTAATATGTCAATTCTCGTGGGCCTGCAACGGTACCCACAAAGTTAAACCGGTATACCAACCACTTTATAACGAAAGTGCCGAAGTGGCTAAAAAAGTATTACTAGAAGGATTCCGGTTACCCAGCCTCAAAAATGCAATGTATTATCATGCTGACTATGTTCAACCGGGGTGGGGCAAGAAGCCTATCGCCAAAATCGGACACCATATTTTTTATGGCAGTTAGTAGGATAATATTGTAGATGACACTTTTAACTTCAACCCGTAAACATAAACCTTACACCATGACAAAAATTGAAGAGTCAAAAAAACTTAATTTTGAAAAAATTAAACACAGTGTGATAGAATTTTTCTACACACATTTTGGTAAAATCTCAGCTGAAACACTAGGATGGTTAGCCGCTATTGCATTACATGCGGCTACTATTCCTACGCTCTTGGCGTTACTGACTGGATTGACAGATTCAACCCCTAGTATTGATGTTGTATTGTTTATGTGGTTAGGCTTGGTTTTACTTTTTGGTCGTGCAGTTATACTTCGTGATCTACTTAACATTATAACTATAGGACTTGGGTTTGTAATACAGTCAGTTCTTATGGCACTTATACTGTTCAAATAAATATATCTAGAACAGGAGGCCACGATGACCAAACGTGCCGAAATAGAAATACAAGAGCTAGATCCTGAATATCAAGACATCGGCGATGAAGATTATGGTTTTATCTTCGATGCCGATGGAAACTTGAAGTATGCATTTATTCCTGAAGTTCGCCCCGATAAACCTCCAAAAAGTATTGCAAAGATAATGAAGATATTGGGCGTGATTGACCTAGATCAATTCGACGACGACATAACTATCCATTGACCAAAAAGATCCTTTTTGCTATACTTAGAGCATGAAAAAGGACATCGTATTTTATCTTAAATGGCTTGCTACTTTAGTAACTATTGCAGGAGCCATTTGCACCAGCATTAACATGTACCCTGAGGGCCCGGCCCTGCTTAACGTGGGTGCATTCTTGTGGCTCATTGTTTCCATAATATGGCGGGAATGGAGCCTTATTGTTATTAATGCAACATTGTTGCTGATCTACACAGTAGGACTTGTTGTTAAATTACTAACTTAAAGGTGCAACATGGAGTTTAATAAAGTGTTACAAAAATTGTATTCTGAAACAATTGATTTTAGATATAGCCGAAAAACTAAAAGTTATTCTGTAGTTCGCCTGAATGCAGATCCGTCTATGGTGCTATACAAAGACGGTGTTGCTAGAAAAACAACAGAAGAAGAAATTCAACGACAACTTGCTAAATTACTAAAATAATTTTGGTAGACCAAAAAAGCCCATTTTGCTATAATGTTTGTACATTAACTAATAAGGAGCAAAATTATGTTAGCAAACACTAAACAAATTCGCGCTGTTATTAATCAAGCAATCGCACAAAATCAGGGTTGTGTAACTAGCACATATACAGATGCTCCTATATTATCACAACCAAAACTTACAACCAAACGCTATGTATCCTATTACATGCGTCGTAACACTCGTGCAACCAGCCTTGCAATTTTAGCAACAGCACAAAACATTGCTAAAAATCTGGGTTACACAAACACAATTACTTGTGTAAATCGCAACATTCGTGCAGTAGCAGTTCTTGCATAAAAAACGGTAGACCAAAAATACCCATTTTGCTATAATATGTGTATAGTAACTAACAAGGAGTCGAAGATGAGAGAAGATCATAAGCGTATGTTTGGTATGAGTGAAGACGCAATTCGCGAGCAATACATGCAATCAATTACTGCTCGCTTGAGTGGCTTGGAGATGGTAGTTATGGGCGTATTGAGCGATGCACAAGAGTTGTTGACTATGGGTCACGCAGAAGCTGCTCGTAAGCAGATGAACATTGCCAAGTTTATTCTTTGCGAAATGATGGACGCTAAGGAGGCAGCTCAATGAGTATTCAACTTATTACAGACGGCCATAACGGTCGTGGTGATCGTGTTATTTTGTGGCGCACCAATGATTACACTTACGAGCTGGACATTGGCACAGGTATCTACAAGAAGAACTTGAAGTTTCACGAGACTGAATACTACGAGGCTCTGGAACACTTTAATGCTGCTATTATGAACTATCAAGACTTGGAGGAAGCGTAATGAATTTTGATCGCAAAGTTAATTTTATCACCCGCACTGACGGTCGCGGTTATTGGAGCACAGTAGCAAGAAAGTCTATTCGTATCAATCGTGTTGTAGTGGCTTCAGTCGGCAATGATGGTGAGTACGGCGAACTACGTGCCTACTTTGATACTCAAGACTGGGACGTTGAAAAGGACGGGTTGATTTATTCTGATTCAACTTGGAAAAGTTCTTTTATGAGTTGTATGGCAACATTGGATTTTAGTGTTCAAGCACTTGCGGATATCAATTACACCGAGCAGGGCATGCAAGGTGACGACTATGTGAGCTTGGATGTGGGTCGTGATTTCTTGGCAGAATGCACACCCTTGTACCGTTTTGCTGTGGCCAAAGAAGCAGTAAATAACTAATCATGATCAAGACGAAAACACTTCCTGTAAAACGTACTAGGGCACATCGTGTTCTGTTTGAGACTGGCAGTCCTTTTCGTAGTCGTACAGTGGAAAATAAAACCCGTTACCAACGCAACACCAAACATAGGGAAAGATCGTATGACGCCTGATTACAGCCCACGTTTTTACAAAAGCTCGAGTCTAAACCGCAAGCGTCACATTGTTGATGCTATGTTAGAAGACCTACACGAACAGTATTTTAGCATGATTGAACGAGCACTAGAGCATAGCGATATGCAGCAAGCCCGCGATGTAATCGAGTACGTGCAAGCCCTGTAGTTCCTTTCAAAAGAGCAGTAATTTTAACCCGCTTAGGCGGGTTTCTTTTTGACTTGAGTTACTGCCAATTACTGCTAAATAACAAATATAGCAAGGAATCATTATGGCTGCAAACGGAATTAGTACTTTATCCACAAAAGCTGCAAAACAAGTAGCCAAGTTAGATATCGCACAGGCAAAACGCCAAGGAAAATCAGTGGCTAGAAATGGCACTATTTCTGGATCGGTGGACGCCACCAAAACTGCATATAGGTACTGGAACATATACGATATAAATGCATTGCCTACAAAGTATTCGGGTAATTCTGTTGTTAATAATCCAGGTGCCCTGGTTGCCCATCGTCCTTGGACATCACACATTTAAGGTTAAGACATGAATTTAAGCGAAATATTAAGAGCACTAGCAGACAAAATTGACAGCATGGAACAGCCAGCTGCTGAGCCTAACACAAGCCCAAATCAAGCAGAATTAACTCCAGTTGAAGTTGATAATGTTGATCATGCTGAGAGTCATGTTTTTGTTGCTCCGTTGCAGCAAAAATTAGAATTACTCAAGAAAGCTGCAGGGGTTGATTCGATGTACGATGAACCATGTGATACAGCCGACGATGATGCTGAAATGGATATTATGAAAAGAAATGCCGGAGTGCCTAACGTTGCTGTTCACCTAGCCGGCGAAGATAACGACGTACTAGGATAAGCGAATGACTATCAAAAAGATATGGGGTTCGCGAGTCCAAGCCAATGCCGCCGCTTACATAGCCGACGATGGCCTAATATTTTACGATGAGGCCGACGGTGAACTACGCCTAGGTGATGGAGTCACACCCGGCGGTACTGCCATATCAGTTCGTGCTGATTTAATTGTAGCACAACGCCTAACTCCTGGAGCGGACAACAACAATGCCTATGGACTAGGCGATGAAACACACCGCTGGTATGACCTACACATTGGTGATGGTGGCATACACTATAACGGATTTGCTGATCCACAGTATGTTCCCTACCGTCCAGGCGCACAAGTTGACGACATCATTCCAGCAACGGACAACGGTGTTGACCTAGGCGACCCCACGCATCGTTTTGGTAACGTATTTCTGGGCTATCGAGGCCTGTACCTAGCAGATACTGTTACAGATCAAAACATCAACA